TCAGACTTGCTTATGGCCCTGGGTAGTGCATTTAAAGGCGAGGACATTGCGGGTAATGTAGAAAAAATGAGAGACGCCAGGACATCTAGAGCAGATGAAGCTAGAAAAATTCAACTACAAAATGAAATGGCTAGGCTATATCGCCAGGGCGATATGGAGGGGGCAATGGCTATTGGAATGGAGTTAGGAGATAGCGGTATCACTCAAGGCATAATTCAACAATATAACAAAGAGCAAAACAGACCTAAAAGGTCAGCAGACGGCCGTTATTTAATTACTTATGATAAAGACGGCACACCGCAATACACTTTAGATGAAGAATTGCAAAAACAAGAGCTCGATTATCAAAGACAATTAACTGCGATTGCAGACGAAAAGAAAAATAGACCAGGAGCTAGTTTCCTTGCTAGTGAAAGAAAAGAGGTCGAACTTATTGATGATCTTGAAAGGGTGGCTAGTGATGCTGATTACTTTGCACAAGAAATGGAAGCCGGTAATCTAGATTTATCAAGATCAGATAATTTTGCTGATTTTATAAAAAACAATGTCACAGGAAATCTTTTCACTAGTCCGGAAGATCAGAAAGAATTTGAAGTAAATCAAAAATATAACAGATTCTTAGAACAACTCAGAGCAACAAGTTTGGCCTTACAAACTGGTACTAAAACAGATATGGATGCTGAGTTAGCAATGAAGCAAGTAGAGTCATCAAGAAACCCAGAAGAATTTATTATTGCAATGAATGATCTGAAAAAAATCAATCAGCAACGAGCGGATCTGAAAAGAGGTATTTTGATTGATCAAAGAAATGAGCTTGGTTATGTGATTCCAGACTATTTAAATCAATCTTTTGCAGATGACATAGAGTTTGAGGAAGTAGAATAAGTGAAAATAAGAGTCCAGGGAAAAACTTATGAGGTCAGCGATGAGTTTAAAAACTTATCAAAAGCAGACCAACAAAAGGTTTTGCAAAATATCGTCAGCATGGAAACTGTTTCCGGCCAACAGGCCAACAACAGAAAACCAGAAGAGATAGGTAATATAAAAGGTTTAACCAGGGCCGCTTTAGGCCAGGGCCTTTTATTTGGTTTTGGAGACGAGCTAGAAGCCGGGGTCAGAACAGGTTTTGGTTTGCTTGGCGATTATGGAGATAAGGTAAAAGATGTCCGTCAAGAAATTGCAGACTACCAGGCACTTAATCCTGGTAAAAGTATTTCAGCAGAGGTAGGCGGAGCAGTTATACCGACTGCACTCGCCGCTATATTTAGCGGTGGAACTGGTGGTGTAGCGGGAGCTGGAGCAACTGGAGCTAGAATTGCGGCAAGGGCCCCAAGTGTTGCCAGGCAATTTGGACAAGGGGCAAAAATAGGTGCCGGGTACGGAGGTGTATACGGCGTCGGTACAGGCCAAAGTGAAGACGGGGCCAATATAGGCCAGATTGCTTATGATCGTGCTATGAGCGGTCTTAAAGGTGCCGCATTAGGTGGTACTGTCGGTGGCGTTATGCAACCGGCAATCGGTGGAGCGGTTAAAGGTATTGGCAAAGTTAGAGATATGGCCAACCAGGCCGGTATCCTGGGTAGCAAGTCAGCAGACGACGCCGCCGAAAGATTTGCAAATAGAAAAATTCTCCAGGCTACGGACATGGACGGCACAAATTTGCGAGTCCAATACAATAACCTCAAGGCTCAAAGAGATGCTCTTATTAATAAGGCAAATGCTGAAAAGAAAATGTTTCCAGATGAGGTTTATGAAATAGACGCACAGATGTCTAAATTAGCAGATGAGCTAAATATTAATCCAGGTGTCAAAGGCCTGGACGATGCCGCCGATGGCCTTAATAAAACTTTAGCAGACACAGGAGAAGCGGCCACAAGACTTGGCTATGCTTCACAAAGTATTACAAACCCGTCAAACACTAAGGTAGCGGAAACCCTGGTAGGAAGACAATCAGACCAGGCAATGCGAATTGTAAACAATACACAAAAAGCATTAAAAACGGATCCAGACAAAATAGGAATAAATTATATTGACGACCTGGCATCACAACAATCTATCCAGGCACGAGCTAATTATCCAGAGGCATATAATAAAACTATAAGTGTTGCTAAATTTGAGGACTTTTTTGGCAATAGGGCATATTCAAATTTATTGAATGATGCCGCTAAAAGAGCACAAAAAATACTCCAGGCAGAGGGTAAAGATGTACCAGACCTGGCCGCAATATTGGCCGACAAAGGCAAAACTTATTTTGGATCATACAAAGATTTTTTAAACCAGGATTTATCGACTGAATTTTTTCACGCTCTTAAGATGGGTATGGACGATATTATTGATGCCGGGACAAAAGTTAATGCAATAGGTCAGACTGAGGTCACTAAATATGCACAAAAAGTTATAAAAACTAAAAACGCTTTTGACAAAGTTATTAGAGACAATAACTCTTTATATGCAAAAGCAAATGATGCTTTTTCAGATAAGGCCAGACTATTAAATGTTTTTAAAGATGGTACTAATGTTAACAAAATGGATATTAGGACAATACAGAATAAGTTTGAAAAAATGAATCCTGGCGAAAAAGAGGCTTTTAAAAATGGTGTGGTTTCTCATTTCATAGAATTAGCTGAAAAGTCATCATCTAATAGAAATTTTGTAACACAAATTTTCGGCAATGAAAAAAATAAACAATTATTCAAGACGATTATGGATCCAAAAACCTATAAGCAATTTGAGGCATATATCAAAAAAGAGGTAGCGGCATCTAAAACCTTAAAAGATGTGTTGCAAGGCTCTCCGACTGCTACAAGACTCCAGGCTCAAAGAGAATTAGCCGAGGGTGGTGGCGAGGCTCTTATACAAGCCGGGAACAGAGGCTTAACAGGAAACTTAATGTATTTTGGCGGCAAGGCTATAAATAGACTTGGCGGCGTTGACTCACAAAGGGCCGCCAGGATTGCTGATAAATTATTTGAAACAAACCCGTCACAACAAAGGGTGATTATTAATCAACTAGCAAAAGAAAATGAGGCAATGGCTAAAGAGGTCGCAAGGATCTTACAGCTATCTAATAAGAGTGCCGGTGTAGCCGGTGGCCCGTTTGCCGTTGGTGTCGTTTCGGATCCGAATAATCCTGGAAGATAAGTGCCAAGAGATACTGAGCGGCTCGGCCGTAGCGGCGAGTATGTTGTGGCCGCATTTTTATCCTTATATAGCGACACAGTTTTAATAATACCTCACGGATCCCACGCAGACCTGGTCGCAGAGTTTGAAAACAAATTATTAAAATTTCAAGTAAAGACAGTCACAGACAGACGGCTTAGATATAATTCTGAGATAGCAAAAAAAACAAAAAAAAGAAGCGGTTGGTATATGGATATGAGGAGGTCTGGAAATACAAAAGTCAGAAAATATAAATCTAAACAAGTCGATATCTTTGCATTATATATAGTGCCTTTAGGAAAAATAATGTTTCATCCTGGCGGCGTTCAACAAGGAAAGCATTACAGCGACCGATTCGTTGCCAATAATGATTCGGAAGATTTGTTATTTAAAGCAGTAGAACAGGCCCTTAAAAAAGCCTAAAAAATTTTTTTACTAGATTTCCCGCCATTTTCGAGCAAGTGTCCTGGTTATTACAAAAACCTTAAAAGGAGAGAATGATGAGCAAAATAAAGCAATTACACTTAACGCAAAGTGAAATAGATATGTTAAGTAATATCTTAAATGGCTTATATGAACGCAACAAAAGCAAAGGCCGAAAAGATTGTACCTGGCTTAACTTTAATCATACGAGAAAGTATGTAGAGCAAGTCGCCCAGGAAAAGCCTATAAAATTAGTCAAATAATCTTGTAGACTTCAACAAGGGAAGTCGAGCTATAATACGACTTTATTAACCATTTTTCATTTAGAGGAGTTTATTATGAAAAATATACACAAAAAGGAGGCCGAGCTAATTAGGCAACTGTTAAAAGCAGAATTACCGGCCATTTTAAAAAAATATAACCTTAACTTTGAGCTAGGCAACGCCGTTTATGACGGATCCTCGGTCAAATTTAATGGCTTTAGACTTTCAACGGCCGATGCCAAAACACCGGCTATGAAAGAACTTGATAGGGAAAATGAATTTAGAAAACAAATAAATTCAGCGACCATATTAAGAACGGGCGTCAATTATAAAGACGGCAACAAAACTTATCACTTGGTTGGCTATAAACCAAGGGCAAGAAAAAAGCCTTATATAATTGAATGCTTGGAAAGCGGCGACCACTATGTTGTCACAGAAAAATATGCCGAGGAAATGTTTGGCGGCCCTAACCCGGATTTTGATAAATCTAAGTTAGATTATCAGCCAAAAGTAGTAGGCTAACCTAAAATTAAGGCCCGGCAATGTCCGGGCCTTTTTTTTTCGCATAAAAACAGAGGAGTTAAAAATGCAAACTAGAAAAACAGATAACAAAAATACTAACCTGGTTATGATCACACGCCATTTTAAAGACGATATTTCATTGCCAACTTATACAACTTATTATGCAAAACTTTATGAGAAGGGCCGCAAAACACCCAGGTTGAAAAAAATAGGAATATCAACTGAGCAAGTTAGCCTGGCGGTTATGCGAGAACGATGCCGCTTGTACATTGAGGAACACGGCCGTTTCGGTAGGTCAAGCCATACACTCGACCAGGCTTTTTATGAAATTTATTTAGGCGAACTGAAAAAGAAATCAGCTAAAACAATAAATGATATAAAAAGAAATTATGAAAAAGACATAAAGCCACATTTTGGTCAAATGCTTATGAGCGATATTGATTCGCCAATGATATTGTCCTGGTTTAATAAATTAACTGAAAGGACTGAGGGCGGGGCCAACCATTGCTTAACAATTTTAAAAGCTATGTTTACTTTATGTACGGCCCTGGGGGTTTGTAAGCATAATCCTTGTTTGCCTATTAAGAAAAACCCGGACAAGGAAAGAACTAGGTCATTTACCCAGGGGGAACTAATTGCTTTTAGGGCCGCATTAAAAGAAGCCAAGTCCAGGTCAATCTATGCCTGGAGTTTTATTATGCTTATGTTTTTGACCGGGGCCCGAAAAGGCGAACTAGCTAGGGCAACTTGGGGCGATATAAAAGGCGAAAGCATTGTTTTAACTGATCACAAAACCAAACATAAAACCGGCCAGGACAGATATATTTATTTAAACGACCTTGCAAAAGCAGTTATAAATAATCTACCAGTCGGCCAGGAAAACGAAACAATTTTAAAAATTAAGGATCCTAGAACTGTTTGGGAAACCATAATGCGAAAAGCAAATATAAAAGACTTTAGAATGCACGACTTAAGGCACAATTTTGCATCGGCCGGTGTGAATAGCGGCTTAGATATTATTAGAACGGCCGCATTAACGGGCCATATGAGTTTGAATTCTATGAAAAGATATCAAAGGCCTAATATTGAAAGAAAATTAAAGGACACAAAAATAATTGAAAATCAATTAACCAATTAATTTGTTTCCCTGGCTATCTCTTTTATATTTAGTTTCTAATTCTAAATCGATATAGTGCTTGGCTTTTAATAAGTCTTGCACTTTATCGTCCTCGTTGCCTTTATCTCGACAAATATATTTCACAACATTGCCTAAACAATAGCTAAGTTTGTTGGCCAAAATAAATTTAATTGGTTGAATACCTAGGACTTTGTAATGGCCCCCGCCTACTTGTACATCACTTGCAGAAATTTTTTTTTTCGACAATTTTTCCATCCTGGTTAATTATTTTCATTGCCAAATTATAAGATAGTACGGAATTTAATAACAGATATTGCAAACATTATCCGCAATTTTTTTTGACTAATTTCTGTCGTCTACTTGCTTTTTGATTCCGACTTAGGTCATAATTTGGCCTCATAAGGTTTCATATAACTAGCGATGGAAAAAATTATTGGATGGAAAGCAATATAAAATTATTGACCACTAAAGAGGTAGCCGCTTTTTTAAAAATAAGTCCGGTGACCTTAGAAATGTGGAGAGCCGAAAACAAAGGCCCAAAATTTATCAAGGTTGGTCGTTATGTAAGATATAGCACTACTGATCTTGCAGAATATGTGAGGAGACAAACTCGTGGAACTGATCCAGGACAATAGGATTTATATAATTATGCCAAGTAAACACGCAATGTGCTCCCCGTCCGCTTTCAATCGTTGGGCCAACTGCCCGGCATCAGCAAAACAAAATCAGATTTTCAGAGGCGAGTCGACATATGCGGCCGTTGAGGGAACTGTTTGCCACGAAATAGCAGAAATGGGTTTAAAAGAATTAGTCCAGGGAGTAAGCCTGGAGGACTATTGGCTAGGTCGAGATGTAGAGGTCGATAATATAAATGTAAAAGTCACACAGACTTTAATCGACACCGCCAAAGTCCATATAGATTATTGTAGAGAGCGAGAGAGAGAGCTAGAGGGCCGTCTCCTTATTGAAGAGCAAGTCGAAATGAATGAGATTAGCGATGCAGTTTGGGGCACGAGCGACACCTTAATACTTTCAAAAAAAGAATTTAACACGATTGAGATCGTGGATTTTAAGGCCGGAAAATGGCCTGTCAAAGTAGACAATAATCCGCAACTCAAAATATATGGATTAGGTGCCCTTAGTCGTTATGGCAACGAAAATACCAAAATCATAATGACTATTGTCCAACCCAGGACACCAGGCAACAAACCTAAAATAAATTCTACCGAGACAACGGCCGAGGCTTTAGTCGATTGGGGTTATTCAACCTTAAAAGACGCCGTCGAGCGTTGCCTGGAGGATGAACCCGCCTATAAAGCGGGGGATTGGTGTCGTTTTTGTGCTTATAAAGAACATTGCGACGAATTTAATAACACTTTTACTAAGGAGTAAATATGAGTGGAAATACCGATAAGCCGAAATTCTCGGCCTCCTGGGATGAGCCTTGCTTGACCAGGACAGAGGATGACGGATCTAAAACTGAATGGTATGAGAGAGACCTTAGTGGGCCCACAATGCAAATTATGGCCGACTTGCTTTCCTATATTGATCAGTCGAGTAAATTGATGCCGCAATTTGAAAGTGCTCAAAGCGTTGTTCAGCATATGGCGTCATTAAATAAAAACCAGGAACTACTATTTGAAAAATTAGTAGCTAACAACCAAGGCAAGAAAATTGTCGAAGGTGCCGGGACTATGCAAGTAGTATCAAAAATTAATGGAGGTAAAAATGAGTCTAAGTGATATTAGAAAAAAATCAAAACTCAAGCCTCCAAGATTATTGATCTACGGAACCGCCGGAGTAGGTAAAACTAGTTTTGGGGCCTCAATGGATAAAAGTATATTTTTACTTGCCGAGGATGGCCTGGGAACTATTCAAGCAGAACACTTTCCGGTGGCGAAAACTTGGGAAGAGTTTAAAGGACGCCTGGAGACATTAATAAAAGAGGATCATGAATTTAAATCCTTAATTATTGATTCTGTTGATTGGCTTGAGCCTCTTATTTGGAAATATGTTTGTGAGAAAAATAAGTGGGCCAACATAGACTCGCCAGGTTATGGCCGAGGTTTTACGGCCGCCTTAGATGTTTGGCGTGAATATACCGACTTGCTTTCAGTATTAAGGGAGCAAAAAGGTATGGTCATATGTCAGATTGCTCATTGCATAATTAAGCGACACGAGGATCCGGAAACGGAAGCATATGACAGGTACACAATAAAATTAAATCAAAAGGCCTCGGACTTGCTCCAGGAGAATAGCGATTGCGTTTTATTTATGTCCTATAAAAAAGGTACAGTCAAAACTCAAGGCAAAGGCGGTAGCAATGTCAAAGTGGTAAGCGGCGACAGAGTTATTTATACCGAGGAAAGAGCAAGTCACTTGGCAAAAAATAGGTATCAATTACCTTATGAAATGCCTTTTGATTGGCAAAAAATTCGTGCCGAAATTGCCGCTAATGCAAAACCTAAAGAGTCGGAAGCTAATGGAAACTAACGATGATTTAGAAATGGCCAGGCAAGACCAGGCTATTGAGTATGCAAAAACGCAAGACTTAGAAATCATAAAAGCAAAAGTGCAAGAGGCCTACGGGCTTCTTGTACCTTTTGTTGAAAAGTATGGCGGACAATTTCAAACAGATTTTCCGCACGGCTTGATTGACGAGTCCCAAGATTTATTAACCAAAATCCGAGAGTTTGTAGATTTCATAGAGGACTATGAAAACTATGATCTTGGGTAATTAAAAAGGAGTAGAAAATGGAAACACCATTTAACTTTGAAGATGGCGAACAACCGGCCGCTAGTAATGGCGGCGGTAAGTTGCCGGAAGGCCGTTATAACTTTGAATTTGTTAGAGTGGCCGGGGCCGATGACAATGCTGAGAATGGTATTGTGACCGGGAAAAATGATTGGAAAGCCTTAAAATTAATTTTTAAGATGATCAATAACGATATCGATAAAGATTTATTTTTTAGCACAACATTCACAACCGACTATGATCCGACGGCGGTAGCCAAGGACGGCAAGACTAATAAGCGTGAAATGCTTTTAGATATGAGCAAGGCAAATTATAAAGCCTTATGTCATTTTGCCGGGGCGGATTTGAAAAACACCGACTCGCTTGTAGGTAGGAAAGTTTCTTGCTTATGTGTGCAAGGAGACGGCGGCTACCTGGAACTAGATCCTGGCCCGAGAGGTGGAAATTGGGACGCTTTTACAGAGGAAAATAAAAGCGAGGCAAAGCCTGGTAGCGGTGTCCTGGATGTGGATGATGATGACATTCCTTTTTAGGGAGTGGCATTTCCTTACACAAAATTTCCCTCGCTCTGCGGTCATTGTTTGGCCCCAGGGCGAGGATTTTATTTAGAATTTAACAATAAATATTATGCGGGATGTTCAATGAAACACCTGGACGAAATAAGAGCGGCCCTTGCGGCCGGTAAAAAATTACAAATATCGGCGGCGGGGAATCCGGAGGCCATCGATGTTGCAATGACTCAAATTAAGGAAAAATATAAAGAATATTCAGACAAGGCCGGAACTTTTGTAATGCACGAGTGGGCCCAGGAAGATAGAAAACAATTCTTTAAATTATTTATTGCTTATTATTTAAGTTATGAAACGGAGATTGCTAAAAATGGAATGCCGCCAGGGGACTAAAAGTGGTAGATATAACGAAGATATGGGGCGACTTAGATCAAGACGAAAATTTTGTTTATAAAGACGAAAACAAAACCATTGCTGATTTAATTACGCAAATGAATAAAGACGGCCTGGATGTCGTCACAATAGACACAAGTGGATCTGTACAAAGAGTAAAGGTCAGAGCAACGCCTCAAACCAGGCCCGATACAGGCCAGGAAAAAAGCGGTTGGTACTTTTTTTATGATAATGGCAATGGAAACTTTTTTTGCAATTATGGAAATTGGCGGACGGGAGAGTCATATAAGTTTGCATCAAAGCAATTTAATGAGTTTGATCCTGGCGAACAAATAAAAATAAAACAAGAATTAGAGCGACGCCTGGAAGAAGCACAAAGAGAAAGAGAAGCTAACCAAAAAGAGGTGGCCTTACAATGCCAGGAAAAGTGGGAAAAATTGAGCGAGGTCACTGATCATAAGTACCTGGATAATAAAAAAATAAAAAATTATGGGGCCAGGTTAGCAAATGAAAAATTAGTAGTGCCTTTATATTCCTCGAATAATGGGCCGCAAATAACAAGCCTACAATATATAGACAAAGACGGAAATAAAAGATTTACAAGCGGTGGCCTTGTCAAAGGCTCAATATTTAATGTTGGCTTTAGTTTTAATGAGTGGGGATCTATAAAAAAATTAGTAATAGTTGAGGGTTATGCTACCGCAATGAGTGTTTACATGGCCACAAACTTGCCGACAGTTTGTGTGTTTAGTGCAAATTTTGCCTTAGAGGCGGTTTCTAATATTAGAAAATATTGCAATGCTGAAATAATTTTGGCCCTGGATAACGATAAAAGCGGCGTTGGTCAAAGCCAGGCCGACAAAGTAGCGGCGGCCGTTCATAATTGCAGAGTTAAAGTGCCCCTGGAACTTGGTTGTGACTTTAACGATGTCCATATTGAGCAAGGCCTGGAAGAGGTCAAAAGACAATTAACAATAAGTGCCTTTAACATAAAGGCCAACACATTAAGAAGCCTGGACAAAAACCCGCCTAAGAGAGAGTGGTTGGTCGAGGGCCTTATTGAGTCATCTAAAAACGGAGTTATAGCTGCAATAGGTGGCGTTGGAAAAAGTTTTATATGCCTGGACTTATGTCATAGCGTTGCAAAGGGCAACGGCTTTTTTATGGGTAAGCCAATAAATAAAAAAGGCAATGCAATATATATAACGGCCGAGGACGATTTAGCAGAAACGCATAGGCGAATAAATGCGTTGGATCCTGGCGGCGATAGGTTTAGCTCTTTATATGATGTCTATATAATAAGTGTTCCAGAATTAGCGAGGCCATTAACACTAATAAAGTCGGACAGTGCTAATGGCCTCCACATTACAAAACAAGCATATGACCTAGTAGATAGCCTGGAGTCTATTCCTAACCTGGAATTAGTTGTCCTGGATCCTATCCAGGCGTTTGTTGGGGCCCCGACAAATGATAATGAGGTGGGCCAGTTATATAGCCAATTATGTCAAATGATTAGCAGTAAATATAATTGTTGCACATTGAGCGTTCATCATATGTCAAAAGCCGGGTTGGTTAGCATTGATGACCCAATGGCGGCGAGGCAGTAAGGGGGGCCTCGGCCTTAGTGGACTCAACAAGGTTTTGTTTGGCCTTATTTCTTTGCGATGAAGATAGCGGCCGGGAAATATGTCTTAAATATGGCGTTGAATATGACAGGCTAAAAGTAATTAGGGCGGCCGTTGTAAAGGCCAATAGTGATGCTGATATGAGCGTAAAAACTCTGATCAGAAGAGAAAATGTCCTGGAAATAGTTAATAAAGACGAGGATATAAAATGGAATTAGCGGCCATACGGGTACCCACAAAGCTACCCGTTTGCGACCATAGGGGTACCCACATTGACATATATAGGAACATATATATTGGCACGGCCCTGGAGGGGCCGGGCCAATTCAGTAGGAGTGTGAATTGATTGTGGATAAGGCAAGGCAGAAGATGAGTGCCAGAGTGAAAGATTGTTATATCTTTGACTCAAAGCGAATTTTAAGTACAAATTTAGTAATCGGAAAACAGATGAAAGGAGAGTGATATTAGTGAATGCCGGTTTAACAATGTTGTGGAGGCTTGATGACAGATTATGCAATGAGGACTCCATAGAGCATAGGTTTTATACTCAATCAATGTTGCACAATATGATTTGCAATTATTTATATTTGAACAAGGATATTAACCTGGAGAAAATTTGTCGCCATATACCGAAGCGGATAGGTGGCCGCACGACAATTTATGAAGTGCTAACCCAGGGTATAGGATCCGGATTATTAAAAAAGCAAAGCGACGACCTGGACAAAAGATTGAGAATATACACCCTGGGGGATAGGTTATTGGATCATATAGAGGAGTCCTGGGTGAAACCTTTTGAGTACATAGGGGTAAATGATGAAAGGCTACTATCGAAGAAAAAGTAATTTTGATAATTATTGGTGGATCACAACAAGTCTGCCAGGCAAAGATAGTGCTGAAATAAATATCCGGGTAGCAAACCACTATAAATCATACGGGCCATTAAAAGCGTCCGTGTGGTTTTGGTTTAGAAATAAAGTAGCAAATAGAAAAGATTTAACAAGCCGAGACAAAATGGTTGCCTGGGCGATTGCTGAAAGATATAGAGGTCAATCATTTAGTACCTGGGATAGCTTCACATATTTAGCCGCAATGGTGGGCCTAAACAGAAAAACAGTCCATAAGGCTATTGTCGAACTTATGGAAAAAAATATAATTTGGGTTGTCCTGGAGGGCCAGGAAAAGATTGGCGTTAGCAAATTAGTTAGTAAGCGGCAAAAGAAACATATAATTTTATGCGGCCTAAATTTTATCCTGGCCGAGGAGATGAATAAAAATGAATAAAAAAAGTTTTTTAGAAAGCGTAAGCGATACTTTTATTGGCTTATGTATTAATTTTCCCCTGGGATTTACTGTCCTGGTAATAATGACCTGGTTTACAAGCAATCCTTTATATATTAGCGGGGCCCAGACCATAGTCTTGACAATTACTGCAATTATAAGGCGGTACCTAACTAGAGAATTTTTTAGGATCCGTGTAAAAGCAGATTAATAATGTTATGATCATAAAAGATTTGGAGCCTGGACACACAGATACTCCCCTAGATTCTCCTAAAAAGGTCTAGGCTCCACCAACTACATTTTCAAACTAATTAAAGTCAATAAACAAATTAATAGAATATTTGTCAGAAATAAATTTAGGCAAAGGATAGTGTGGTACCACACCCAACGAGTCTTATAAGCATTTTCAACATTAACCCTGGTATCAATATCCACTAGCGACCTCTGCAAAATAAATAATTGTATTAACGCCAACATAGGTAGCCAGGATTAATAATAAAAGACAAAACCAAAATAACTGTTCATTCATTTTTTTAACATTTCTTTCCAGGCTCTTTTTATTTTTAATTGACTTAGTTTATCAAAAACCTCAAAGGGATAAATATTTCTATCGCCATAACCTATATCGTCTTTGACTTGGTAAGAAGCAAAAGTCCTTACATATTCACGGCCATAAAGTACCTGGATGTCATATAAATAACAATCAGTGTGAATCTCACAGCATTTCATTTTGTTAAAGTCGTCGGGCCCAACTGTCGTTGCGTCCCCGGCAATATCTAACCACATTAATTTTAATTTTTTATGATAGCGGTCGCCTATCTTAATCATCTTCAATTAACCCACCTTTCGCTTGATATTTGTCATATAAAAAATCTAAATTATTAATTACATAATTTTCAAAATTAATTGTTTCTTCTTGGTAGGCCTGTCTTTCACGATTGGCCTCAATCCACATAAGATAAGCAAAAGATTTAAAAGATATTTCTAATTGATCAGTCATCATCTAACCTCGCCCATTCGTCACAAAAAATTCCACACTCAATATGATAATTTTTTAATGGTCTACCTTTAGCATCTATTGGCAACTCATCTAAAAATATTCTCTCGCCTTTATGCCTTACTAGCCTGGCACCTATACGCCTGGATTGCTCTGCTCTGTCCTCATATATATTTGGAAATGTTTGTCTAACAAGATTCCAATAAGTAGGTGAGGTAGCTTTAACACAACCTATACAATTTGCATTCGGATAACCTAATTTATAAATTTTTGGTAGATCTATATTGTTTGCCGCTAATAGATCAAAACAGTCCTGTTTAGTCTTTCGCTCATGTATCAATATAGGTAATAAATTACTTCGCTCGGTCACTTTAAATCTTGCGGCTCTTTTTTTCTCGTCATGAGTAAAGCCTAAAACTGTAAAGTCGCTTTTGTTTTTTGCTTCCCATTCTTGCCTGGCGTGTTTTTTTAATGACCTTGTGCAAGGAGCCCCCAGGGGGCCGCTCATAAATTTGTTTGCATCCCAGACCTCTTTGCATGAATGATTAGGAAATTTACTATTTAAAGCAAACTCGATTTCATGATCAAGCCAGGACTCAACATCTTTTAAAAACCTTTTGTTATCTTCGTGCTCTTCCTTTATTGGATTATTTACTATTCTTACCTTGTTGTTATGGCCATATTTCATTAATGTTAATTTTGCGGCAACTGCACTAGCCGCTCCGCAACTAAACCAAACTGTTATGGCTTGGTCTTTTAAATTATTAATATCAATATCTTTGTAATAATTTATAACTTGGTCGTCGTTCATTTACCCTGGCCTCTATATTTTTTAAACGAGCGTCTGCGACTTTTATTCATTGTACTAAAACCAATGTTGCCTCGACCTTGACTGGTCTTTTTTCCCCTAGTGCCGCAAACGCTCTCATGACTTGTGTCTTTATATTTATATGCCATAGGAGTGCCGGGTCAAAATCGATGGGGGGGAGTTAGGGGAGTAAGATCTTGCCCGACACCTTGTATCCTTGTTTCTAATTGATAGTGAATATATTTATTTATAGCCTGTAAAAGTCGCTCGGCCTCTGGTTTTATATCTGTCTTGTTGCCAGTTAATAAATATCTACTCATTTTTGCATATATTTGTGGCAATGCCTGGGGGCCTTCATTTATAAAATCATCTTTGTGTGCTTCAAAAAAATCCTGGGCCAGAGCATTCAAGGTTTCTGTATTAACCATAGTTTTCCTCCTGGATGTTATGACCATTGAGTGTGTTGTGATTGACCTGGGCCCCTCTTTGCAACTCCTCGTGCTTTTGTCTTAACTCCAGGGCCTTATCCTTGAGCTCTTGCTCAAACTGTTTTGGGATCCACACAGTAGATCTAACCAAACCCTTTTCCTTGTTTCTTTGAGCATACCTCTCCTGGTTTTTATATTTCACAATTCTCTCCTGTAATGAAAGGGGGTGTTTTTAGAACTAAAATATTCCTATTCATAAAATAGTCGCTCAAAATGGTCGTCCTATTTAGTAGTCTATTATTTCTAAGTTATTCAGACGCTCTTTTTTAGTACGGATTTTGGCAATTTCTAAATCCCAAAGAACGGCTTTATTTGACTCACGATCTATTCGTGTAATCAAACAGAAATAAGTAGTCCCTAAAATTCTAACCTTTTGACCTGGTCTGAATGTTAGCTCCACTCTCCTCTCGCTTTTTCGTGTAAATTAATAAGATACTTTTTTTGTACCAAGACATCATAACCAGACTCCTTAAGTCTTCTGGCTTTATCTTCGGCTAATTTTTCGTCTCTAAATTGATTCCAAATGTAGCCGCCTAAATCTGGCATAAAATATCCGACCTTGTAAATTACTTGAGTATGTTCCATATTTAACCTCCTTAAGTAATGTAGTCGTATTATAACCGATATAGTACGACCACAACAAGTGTCCGGCCCCTGGACTGTTCACAGAAACTAAAATCACTTAAAATATATCGGATAATTTTTTTATGGATGGATCACAATGACAAATGCCGCACAGGAAATAAAGACTCTCCAGGTTAAGGACTTAATTCCTTACGCCAGGAACAGCAGAACGCACGATGACTACCAGGTAAACCAAATAGTTAGCTCAATAAAAGAGTTTGGCTTTACTAACCCTATCCTGGTAGATGACGACAATTCAATAATAGCCGGGCACGGCCGTTTAATGGCAGCACAAAAGTTGGGCCTAAAAGAGGTGCCAACAATTAATCTTGGCTATTTAACAGACGCACAAAAAAAAGCATATGTCATAGCCGACAATAGATTAGCTCTAAATGCCGGTTGGGACTTAGATATGCTTAAACTTGAGATAGATGACCTGGGCGAACTAGACTTTGATGTAGATATTCTGGGTTTTACAGATGATGAGCTAAAAAATATCCTGGCCGATAAAAATGACGGCCTAGTAGATGAAGACCAGGTACCAGATGTCCAGGACGAATTTATAACGAAGCCTGGAGACTTATGGATCCTGGGTGAGCATAGATTGTTATGCGGCGACGCTACCCTGGATACAGACTGTAATAAATTAATGGACGGACAATTAGCTGATCTTGTTTTTACGGATCCGCCTTACAATGTTGATTACTCTGGCGGCCGCCAACAAGATATGCACAAAAAAGAATACGGCAAAATAAAAAACGACGCTATGACGCCAGAACAATTTAATGAGTTTATTGGCGATATATTTGCAAATTATTATTCTTATATGAAGCCTCTGGCCTGTATATTTGTTTGCCATCCAGACTCAGTAAGCGAGGCCAAGATAACATTCGAGGTAGAGTTTGCTAAACATTTTAAAAAGTCCGCCAATATTATTTGGGATAAAGGTAATGCCGGTCTTGGCTACCAGGATTATCGGGCCCAACACGAACCAATTTTGTTTGGTTGGAAACAAGGTGACGGCCAACATTATTTTATTGGGGCCAGAGATAAGACGACTATTTGGAGAATACAAAAAGACTCAACTATGAAATATGTACACGCTACACAAAAGCCGGTAGCATTGACAGAAGAGGCCATCATAAATCATAGTAAAGGTAGCGACATCGTTGCAGATTATTTTGGTGGCTCTGGCTCAACATTAATTGGTTGCGAAAAATCTGGCCGCAAATGTTATTCAATGGAACTGGATCCACAATATTGCGACGTTATTATTAGACGCTACCAGGAATACACAGGCAAAGATGCAGTCTTAAAAGATGGCGATAGTCAAACTACATTCAAAGAGTTAGAAGATGAAAGAAATAAAAAATCAGAAAAATAGTCCAGGTCGCAAAATGAAAGTGTTAACTAATGAAGATTGCGACAGGATCACACAACTTGCCGCAACTGGCCTTGGCATTATGGATATCTGTAAAACCCTAGGTATTTCCTGGAATGTTTGGCAAAGAGAGTCCAAAAAAAGTGAAATAAGTGACGCATTAAAAAAGGGCGAAAGTTTGGGCCGGGCCAAAATTGTAAATAGTCTTTATCAAAATGCACTAAAAGGAAGCGTCCCAAGTCAAATCTTTTGGTTAAAAAACAAGGGCGGCGAGGGCGAATGGCAAGACCGCCAGGAAACCGAAATCAATATTAATTTAAAAGATGTCCTGGAAGACGCTAGGGCCAGGATAAATGATCAACAAAATAACAACGCCAGGATAATAGATGGCGAGAGCCTTGATATAACAGACGTTCCCCAGGGAAAGCATCTTCCTAAAAAGAATGTTAGTAGTTAATTGCTTATGATTAAGTCCCACAATTTTGAATTCTCTCCATCCACTTCAAAATGCTTAATCAGAACGGGGGAGGATCTAACTCCTCAGATCCCCCCCCTATTTTTTTCCGGCACCCCTTTTTTGTGCGACTTATGCACTAATTTTTTTTCTGTTTTCAAAGAGCCTGGAAGGTAGTCGCACTATGAAACCGCAATCAGCTAAACAAAAAGGCCGCATATTACAAAAATGGTTTCGCAACATATTGATTGATATTTTGGATTTAAACCCGGAAGACCTGGAGTCTAGGCCTATGGGTAGCCAGGGAGAAGATATTATTATTGGATCCGAAAGTCGGGCCCGTTTCCCATATGCCACCGAATGCAAAAACCAGGAGGCCGTTAATGTTTGGAAAAGTTATATCCAGGCCCAGGATAATAGCGGCAAATATGAGCCGCTACTTGTAATAAAGCGAAATAGGTCTTTACCGCTTGTCGTTGTAGACGCCAAACATTTTGTCGAATTAGTAAGGAGAGCAAATGAACAGTAAATATGAAAAGGAACTTATGGCTTCTATATGGTCGCCAGAAATTAAAGACAGTCCATTAAAATTTGTAAATTTTATTTTTGAGTGGGATAAGCCAGGCACCCCCTTGCATAATTTTAAAGGGCCTCGTGCCTGGCAAAAAAAAATTTTACTAGATCTAGAACGGGCCATTGCTAGAAACCAAGGAGATATAACCCCGGAAATGTTTAGACAGGCCGTAGCATCGGGCCGTGGTATTGGAAAGTCGGCCCTGGTAGCCTGGTTAATTTTGTGGATGTTATCTACCAGGCTAGGTAGTACGACTATTGTCACGGCAAACACCGAACAACAATTAAGGTCTAGGACTTGGGCCGAACTAGGTAAATGGTTAACCCTGGCTATTAATAGTCATTGGTTTGCAAAAACAGCAACGACCATAAGACCGGCTCCCTGGTTTGATGAGGCCCTAAGAAAAGATTTAAAAATTGACACCGGATATTATTACGCCCAGGCACAATTATGGTCGGAAGAGTCCCCGGACGCCTTTGCCGGTGTGCACAGTAATTATGGAATTTTACTAATTATGGATGAGGCTTCTGGTATACCAGGATCTATTTATTCAGTTAGTGAGGGTTTCTTTACAGAGCCAACGCCAGATAGATTTTGGTTTGCTTTTTCTAACCCCAGGAGAAATAGCGGCCCATTTTATGAGTCATTTCATAGTGCCAAAAGTTATTGGAACACCGAGCAAATAGACTCCAGGACAGTCGAGGGTACAGACAAAGAATTATTTAATAAAATGCTAGAGCAGTACGGCGAAGAGTCTAGCGTGGCCAGGGTTGAGGTTATGGGGCAGTTTCCCAGGTTTGATGACGACACAGTTATTGGAATGGATCTAATAAGGTCGGCCATTGATAGAGATGTTGCACTTACCGGATCCGAGCCGATAATTTGGGGACTTGATGTAGCCAGGCAAGGTAGCGACCAGAGTGCTTTATGTATTCGCCAGGGTAATCATATTCTCGAAATCCGAACTTATAATTCGATGGACTTGATGCAATTATGTGGAGCAATAAAAAACAAATACGACGACGAGCAAACTAACAATAGGCCGCAAGAAATATTAATTGATGTTATTGGTATTGGGGCCGGGGTTGTTGACAGATTAGCTGAACAAAATTTACCCGTAAGAGGTATTAATGTTGCAGAGAGCCCGGCGTCTAGAAAGAATTATTTAAACCTTAGAGCCGAGTTATGGTTTGCGGTTAGAGATTGGTTGGCGGGGCGTGATGTCCGGATTCCCAACGACGATGGTCTAGTGACAGAATTAGCCTCGCCAATTTACAAATATACATCAACAGGGAAAATTAAAATTGAGTCTAAAGAGGAAATGAGAAAAAGAGGAATCAAGTCGCCGGATAAAGCAGATGCCCTGGCACTGACGATGGGATCAAGTGCGGCCGCCTTTAGTGTAAAAGATTC